AGTACAGGTCTTCATGTCCGACTTAATTTTAGACAAAGCCAGTAAGCGCAACTCTTCCAGCGGTACGTCAAGCGCGAAGTCTCCAAGGGGGAAACTATGCCTTTCGGCTTTTCTGCACCTGTTTTTTACTCCAATGGCATATAGTGTAGTGTGTAATACTTCTTTTCTCATATTTATTCCTTTTCCCAATTAATTAGTTCACGCATTGCCGTACTCGATTGCTAAAATTGGTTTTCTGGTCTTCTTATGGACCAAGACTAGATTATATTGATCGTCATCAATCTCGTATTGATCAGCATAATTAGGATGCAAATAATTATCTTGAAAATATTTCAGTGCGCTTGCTTCTGTTAACTCGCTTGTAAATTCTCCTATTGTGTACCATTGGTTCCAAGTCCAGTTAAGACCATGGTCTCCAGTTAAACCATGGTATTTGAGGTATTTTGTCACAGCTTTTTCCCAAGAATCTCCAGTTTTTTTAAATCCGTCGGCAATAAATTCGGCGCAAGACTCTGGAGTCATTAGACTAAAAAGCTCAACATCATTAAACGTGTCCGTAGCGATAACTTGAGCACAGTCTCGCTCGAACCAAGTCGATATTTCAATGTGATCCAATTCTTGGCCATCGCACAATGCATCTATTGATAAAACTTTAAATTGCTTCATATTATACTCGCATAGGCATAACGATGCCGATTAAGTCGTCGTTTAGTGTGTCACCAGCCAGTATTAAAATCGGGGAGAGGGCATCTTTTGCAAAACATGTCCCCATTTTAAGTAAGGGTACGTAATCAACGTCTACTCCAATAGTAATGTCTTGGGGCTCATTGGTCCCTTGGGGTTCATTAAGAGCGGTTTTAAACTTATATGCACGGATATCGTACTCGTTAGCAAAGCTAACGCCCACAGGGGCGGCGAGCAGCTTTAAATAGCCATCGCGCTTAGGTATGATGCCCTTTAGGTTTGGCATAGGAGAGATAGTATCCAGGTTACCCTTTATGCCTTCGGAGTATTGCCCATTTTTTAGAGATAGGACTTCTCTAAGGCTCTTCGGAGCAGTCTTGTAATCAGCGTAGGACTTTATCAGTAACCAGTGTCCATTACAGACTAAGTCGTCGGTAACATAGATTCTTTCTTTCTTTAGTGCAAATTTTGTAGTTAGCATTTTTTGGTCTCCAGTAAAATTGTTGTTTGGTTGTTATGTTGACAGGAGCAGTAGTAGTGGAATTGTGGTTTGTTGTCAATGGTTGTTTGTTGTATTATGTCTCGGTGCATAAAAAACACTGGTTTCTGACACAAGTATGGAAATGACGCGCCTAAAAGATGTGTCACAAAAAAAAGATGTGACCATATTGCATAGTTTTGTGGCATATAAAGTATTGTTGTAGTTTGTTGCTGCTTGTTTTTGTTGTAGCCACAAGTCTGCGTTTAGACACAAGTATGACAGATGAATAAAAAAGATGTGTCCAAGATAAGTTTATGTTTTTATTATTCTTTTCTTTTCTTATTCTCTTGGACACAAGAAAGTAATAAGAGTTAGTAAATGTAAAAAAAGAGGGTTGGGTGAAAAATAACGCAGTGCTATTTTTTTTGGTGGGAATATTTTCCTTATAAACTCTTTTAAAACGACAAAAGATGTGTCAGAAGGCCATAAATTCTTGCATTCTTATTGTTTTTTGCAATGGATTCTTGTTGTATTTTTCTCGGTCTTTAAAATAAATTTACTTTTGTTTGACAAATGGAACTTAGGAGTAAAATTGAAAAGCGTTATTTGCCAAAAAAAAATCTAACGTGGGCCCAGTTGTTGTCGAAGTCCCTCGGCTAATTTTTCGCGCAGCCAGTGGCTCCAGTAATCCAAAGATTTCCAGTATTTTTATTTATTTTTTGGATATTGGCAGCGTTCCCGTTTATATTTTGATAAACATTGGTAACACACCAATTTTTAGAAAAACAGATATCGAGCTGTCTCGATTTCTTAATCAAGTATACCACACTAATGCGGCCTGTCAATATAAAAATGTTGTCAATACAAAAAATCATGGCCCATCCTTAGGCCTATATCAATCCATTGTCTACTTGATTCTAGAGATTTTCATTTTCTCTAGATTATACTCTACCTGTTCACATCTCCAGACTTTTTTGCCTGTGTCGTAAAGCTCGATTTGGTTCTCGATAGGTTTGCCGATAGCCAGGTGAAAAGTGTTATCAGTTCCTGGTTTTACGACTGGCGAACCGTTTTTGCCGATTTTAGTTTCACGACACTTATAAAAAGGAACGGTTAGCTTTATAACCGCAGTCTCTTTAATTGGTAGTAGTTGCTTTTCAGCATGATAAGTAGTGTCTGCAATTGCAGCGCTCCCGATTAAAACACTGATTAATAAAATAGCTTTCATTTATACTCCTTCGTGTGAGTAGTTTGGGTTGGTGTTCAGTTTAGCAAACATGACGCTATAAGACAATATAAATCTGTTGACTATATATAATGTGAGAAAACTTTACATCGCGATTGCGTTGTCTATATATATTGTGGTATTTTTGATTTTGAGGTGAAAATGAAAATATTTTTGAGTTTATTAGTGTTTGTTAGCAGCTGCGGGACCTTCGTTAAGGACCAGGCGATAGCCGGGGCAGCCGATGCTTCGATTGTAGATTTTAGAGACGAGCATTTGCCATCAGAAAACCTTGAAGTAGCCATGATGTCCTACCAAATGTACTTTGCTGGTAGCTCATGCGACGATATCCAAGACTTTTTGATTGATACGGCCCTCGATCACAATATCAGTTTGTTTTGTCCTACCGATTGGCCTCTACCGGATGGCCCATGGGATTTGACCTTCGAATTTTAATTTTACAATATACTTGTGTTGACAACGAAGTTATGTTATCATGATCTTGAGGTGAAAATGAAGTTTACAAACGAAGAAATAGACCAAGCCGTCGTGGACCTTAAGTTTAAAGCGCAGTATTTTAGGCGAGCGGCCCTGATGGAAGTAACACTTGAAGCGAGGAACCGCGCAGAAAAAGAGTATAATGCAATAGTTGAGAGGATTGCAGAAATAGAGGGAGTGAATAAGATATTCTTTAAGTAGTACAGCAACTCATGACATGGGTATTATAGCCCATGGTCATTTGAGTTAGATTATAATAGGGAGTTCCATGATCATGATAAACCATGATATGAAGTGCCATGCCCCGGCATTGAGGGGGGGTACCCCAAAACATGTCCACGCCAAAAAACGCCTTGGTAGCCCCCGATCCTACAGCCCAAATTCTTGACAATAGCTTTTACACTAAGCATCATCGGAAGAATGAACTCTACCCCTCCCTATTCCTTGGCAACCCAGGCCTCACAGCCTACGCAGCCCACGCAGCCCACACCCAACCAGCCCCTCACACCAAGCATCCCACAACCAACGCATATCTACCATTTAAACCCTGCCACGGGCCTCATAGAGGTTCTTGACCCCCTTACTGGAAACCTGATCGCGATCCAATCCTCCCACGACTTCAAACCTGGAAACCACGCAATTGACCCTACGCAATCAGTTTTGGTAATTACGTCTGAGGGCCATACTGTGGAGTTACAGGCTGGAGCGGCTGCAGAATACTATGCAGATTCCCCGATTCCTATTCCTTGGAAGTATACGGAATCGGTTGTTGGTGTGATAGCGGAGTACATAGCGTCGGGTGGTAGGATTACGAAGTTACCGCCATCTCTTCCTCCGTACTGTGTGATAGTACGTTGGCGTAAGAAGTACCCTGAGTTTAGGCAGGCTTTGGAGGATGCGATTAGGGACAGGGCCGACTATTTCCAGGAGCAGACGATGGAGTATTTGGAGGAGTTGAAGGAGTCTGGTGCTGAGGATCGTTCTTCGGTGGCCAGGGTTCAGATAGATGCTATGAAGTGGATGGCACAGACTGGAAATAACGACAAGTATGGTAACAAGACGAAGTTAAGTGGTGATCCCCAGGCCCCGCTCCAGATAATACTGGACACTGGGATCAGAAGAAATACTGATGAAGTCGTGTATGTTCCCCCTTCAGAAATACTGGAAGCTGCGAGAGTTCCCCTCCCCGTTCCCACTGACATTCCAGAGATTACGATTGAGTTTACGCCACTTGTGTCTGCTAATACACAAGAAGAAATTTCCGAGCCGGAGGATTTTTGAAACATCAAAGTACAGAGAGTTTATATTCTAAAGCGAAGCTATCTGTTAGCGGTTGTATGATTTGGCAACTTGGCCTCCAACATAAGTATGGGTCCTTGGTAGTGGATAAAAAAGGTTGGCGAGCGCATAGGTATTCTTGGTTTCTACATAACGGCGAAATCCCAGAGGGTATGTTTGTTTTACATAGTTGTGATACACCAGCCTGCATTAGAATAGAGCATCTTTTTCTAGGTACACACGTAGACAATATGCAGGACAAGATAAAAAAGAAAAGGTGCCATAACCAAAAGAAGACACATTGTCCGATGGGGCACGAGTACACATACATTAACCCCGTTGGTAGTAGGAAGTGTAGGGTATGTGTTCTTGCGTCTGGCAGAAAGCACTATAATTTAAATATAGAAGAAATGAGAAAGAAAAAGAGGGAACAAATGCAAAAAATAGCGGCACGTAAACGTGCGGAAAAGGAGGTTAAGTGGTCGGTGTCAATTTAAAACGAATAGATACGGGTTATAGCCCGAGATCGCATCAGAATTTCATTCATCAGCGTTTGAAGCGGTTTAATGTTTTAATTTGTCACCGACGCTGACCTCGTTTCGGAAAAACTCACTTGGTGATAAACGAGCTTTTGGACAAGTCACTTCGGTGTGGGCACAAGCATCCACAGTATGCGTATATAGCGCCTACGTATGGTCAGGCGAAGCGGGTGGCGTGGGACATCTTGAAGGAGTACACGAGGAACATCCCAGGGGTGGAGTACCATGAGGGCGAGTTAAGAATGACGATACCTCGTCCGTGGTTACAGGACAAGATTAAGATTTTACTTTTGGGAGCTGAGACGCCGGACTCAATCCGAGGTCTTTACTTGGACGGCGTGGTGTTTGACGAGTTTGCTGATTGTGATCCGAGGGTTTGGACCACTGTGGTCAGGGCTGCGCTCTCAGACCGCTTGGGGTGGGCGATTTTTATTGGAACGCCTAAAGGGATGAACCATCTGTTTGATGTCTTGCAGGTGGCAAAGAGGAATCCTGGGAACGAGTGGTTTTTTTCAATATTCAGAGCGTCTGAGACGAACATTGTTGCGGCATCTGAGCTTGAGCAGGCCAGGGCTATCATGAGTGAGGACGAGTACAATCAGGAGTTCGAGTGTGATTTCTCAGCGGCTCTTATAGGGGCATTTTACGGGAAAGAGATGATGAAGGCTGAGAAGGAGAACCGTTTAACCAGGGTCCCGTATGAGCAGACTGTGCCTGTGACTACGTATTGGGATTTGGGCATTAACGATTCGACTGCTATTTGGTTTATGCAGTGTGTGGGTAGAGGGGAGTGGCACGCTATAAATTACTTGGAAAATAGCGGGCAGTCTTTGGATTTCTACGCAAAGGAGCTTAAGAATCTTGGGTACTACTATGAAAGGCATGTGTTACCGCATGACGCGCGGGTAAGGTCATTTGAGACGGGCAGGACTAGGGTAGAGGTGCTTGAGAAGCTCGACATAAAGCCGATAGATGTTCTAGAGAACCATCCTGTGATGGACGGTATTAATGCGGCGAGGGTTGTTCTTTCTAAGGTATACTTTAACGTGGATACGTGTCAGAGGGGAATTGATTGCTTGAAGAATTACCAGAAGAAGTGGGATTCTAAGAACAAGATTTATTCAAACACGCCACTTCATGATTGGGCGTCTAATGGTGCTGATGCTTTTAGGTATTTCGCGCTTGGTAGGGAAGATAAGGTAAATGGTCGAATAATAGGTGGACCTAGATCTACGGACTTGCCTAGGCAAGCAGAAACAGATTACGATATTTTTAGCGTTTAAAGGGGTGTGGTATGTCTTGGTTTAATGATCTGATAGATTCGCCTGCTAATATTTTACAGGATATAATTAACCCTAAAGATTCTACTGGGTCTGCGCTTGCTGATTACTCTAGGACATATGCTGCGAGCAGGAAAAAGCTGGTTGCGTCTGAGAGGGGGAGGTTGCTTTCTCGTAGAGGGGACGTGGAGTCGAGTATTTTCGATGATGCTTTAAAAAAGTTTTCTGCAATGGAAGCTACAGGCGAGTACGGGCAGCTAGAATCAATTATGTCTCAAATTGAGACGGGGTTTGCTGCGCAAACAGCGGCCCGTGAGAAGGATAAGATAAATCAAAATATTGGCAAAGGTAGGACGAGCACTCTTCTTGGTGGGGACCGCTTCGAGCAGCTTTTAACTAGTGCAAAGATGGATTTACAGCAGCAGAAGCCAAAAACTGGGACTCTTCTCACAGCAAACACAATCACAGCGACTAGCGCAAAGACATGAGGTTTTAATTGAAAGATGTCAAAGACACACAGGACAGAAAATCTCCGGATAATATAAAAAAAGAATTTGAGTCTTTAAAATCAGAGCGAGGCACATGGGAGTACCACTGGCAGGAGCTTGCTGATTTTATATTGCCTAGAAAAAATAGTATAACATATAGGGGCACATCTGGCGAGAAGAAGGGCACACAGCTTTTAGATAATACTGCTATGCAAAGTAATGAGCTTTTAGCTGGAGCACTTCATGGGCTTTTAACAAATCCAAGTTCTCTTTTCTTTGGTTTAACTTCTGGGGACCCTACGATTGATTCAAAAGACGAAGTGAAAAAGTGGTTTCAGAACTCTACCAGGAAAACACACGCTATTCTAAACAATTCTAATTTCCAGACGGAAGTCCATGAGTTATATTTAGATCTTGGTTGTTTCGGTACAGCACCGATGCTTATCGAGGAGGATTCTAGACTTTTCGTAAGATTTAAGGCGTTTAGCATCTCAAATATTTTCATAAAAGAGGATGCGCGTGGTTTTGTTAACGAGGTGTTTTCAGACGCTAAGATGCGAGTCGAGCAGTTGTTAGAATTATTTGGTGAGAAGGCAATCCCTGAGAATGTGATGAAAAAGTACAAAGCTGGGGACACGACTTCCGAGTATACTGTAATTCACTGTGTTTACCCTTTGTCTTATGAGGAAGAGTATTCAAACAAGGTTTTTAAATTTGGATCCAAGTATATTTTAGCAGACGAGAAGAATCACCAATTAAAGTCTGACAACTACCATGAGTTTCCTTACGTGGTTCCTCGGTGGAGTAAGATTTCAGGGGAGAAATATGGGCGTTCTCCTGGGATGGTAGCACTTCCAGAGGCGAAGACTGTGAACAAGATGACTGAGACGATGATAAAGGCGGCTCAGAAGATGGTGGATCCTCCTATTATGGTCCCTGACGATGGTTTTATACTTCCTTTAAAGACTGGGCCAGGCGGATTCAACTATTACAGGAAGGGCTCACAGGACCGAATAGAGCCTGTGTTTAATAAGGAGATTAGGGTAGATTTTGGGTACGAGGTGATGAAGGATCATAGGTCACGTATTAGGGAAGCATTTTATGTCGACCAGCTTCAACTGAACAACGGACCACAGATGACGGCTACGGAAGTAGTGCAGAGGACAGAGGAGAAAATGAGACTTCTTGGTCCCATGCTTGGTAGGATGCAGAGTGAGTTTCTCCAGCCGCTTATTGACCGAGTGTTCGGGATACTTCTTAGACGGAATATATTTGATGAGATTCCGGAAGAATTAGCTGGGAAATATGTTCGGGTACAATACTCTTCCACCATTGCTAAAATGCAGAGGGCAGGGGAGCTGAACGACATTATGAAAACCATGCAGGCCGTGGAACCTTTCTTTAATGTTGACAAGAGTGTGTTTGATAACTTCAATACTGATGGTGCTGTGAAGTTTATTGCCAACATACTTGGTTTTCCTCATGAAGCTTTAAGAACAGATAGGGAGCGTGAGGAGATTAGGGCTGCGAGACAAGAGGCGCAACAACAGGCGATACAGCAACAAGAGCAACAACAGCAAGTAGATACAATGTCAAAGATGGTCCCTGCAATGTCTGCAATGCGACCACAACAATAGGAGATTTAAGAATGTTTAAGATTTGTAAGGGTTTGTTTTTAGTTTTAGTTTGTTTGGCACCTAGTTTTTCTTTTGCTAGACTTGCTGGCACTCCGTTTAAACCAGAAATTGATAGGCGTTTCGACCAGATTGAGCGAGCGACAGGTGACGTTACTTTTTCCTTGGCAGATCCGAACACGACAGCCATAGGTGCTTCTAAGGTTACACAAGCAATGTTAGTTCCAATTACTGCTAACGGGCTTCATGCTAATCGTATTGCGCGAGCGACATTTGACTTTGCAGTACACACAGGTGCAGTTGGTACGTACTCACTAGACGTTGCGCTTCCTGCTAAATCAGTAATAATTCGGTCATGGTTTCAGGTTGTGACACAGTTTGTGGATGCTGGATCTGGGACAGTTGCAATTCAGTGCGAGGATGCAAACAACATCAAGACTGCAACAGATATTACAGGTAGTGCAGCCTTAGCAATTGTTGAGGGGCAGTCTACAGGAGCAGCAAGTGCATTCATTGCAAGTATCGCTGCTGCTTGTAATATCAGTGTAGTACTTGGTGGCGTGGACATTACTGCTGGAAAACTTATTGTGTTTGTTGAGTATGTCGTAGGCGAGTAATTTGTGGCTCAAAAATTAGCGACGCATATTAGGACTTACCAAAGACTATTTGCTACTGAGGACGGGAAGACTGTCCTTAAAGATTTAATGAAACGTAATTTCATAAAAGACTCTACATTCGACAGCGACCCTCTGGCTATGGCTTACAGAGAGGGCGCTCGGAGTGTGGTGCTCGGTATTTTTAACAACCTGAAAGTCGATGTTAACCAACTCGATGCTTTCATAAGAGAGAGGGAGAATAATGAAGAATCTTATTAACAGACAATTCTTTTCAGAACTAATTGATGCTACGGGTGGGGGAGGCGGCGCACCTCCAGTTGCACCAGGAGTACCACAAACACCACAAACAACAGGACTCCCAACACTTCCAGACAAGTGGTTTGATAATTTGCCTGCCGAGTATAAGGGCGAGGAGAGCTTAAAAAATATAACTGATTTCGGATCACTTATAAAAAGTTACGTCCATGCTCAAAAGATGGTTGGGGCTGAGAAAATTCCTATTCCTGGTAAGTTCTCAACTGACGACGACTGGAAGAATGTTTTCTCAAAGTTAGGCCTTCCAAAAGATGCGGCTGGATATAACTTTGATATGCCGAAGGACTCGAAGTTCGACGATGATTTCGTAAAGAGCTTCAAAGAAAATGCACATAAGAATGGTATTTTGCCAAAGCAGGCCGCTGGCCTTATGAACTGGTTTGATGAAACTATACGAGCAACTGGACAAAAAAATTCTGAGAAAATGAAGCACGATTCTGAGACAGCAATTAACGGCCTAAAGACTGAGTGGGGTCTTGCGTATAACGATAACTTACAAATAGCTAGACTAGCTGTAAATAAGCTTGGTGATGATAATCTCAAGCAATTTATGGAAGAATCAAAACTTGGTGACGACCCGAGAGTGATAAAGTTATTTGCAAATATAGGTAAGTTCTTAAAAGAAGAAAAACAAGTGGACTTAGGTAGTCCAGGACATTTCACAGGAGCACTTACTCCTTCAGACGCTCAGAAAAAAATAGACACATTACTTGGGGATCCAGCAGGACCTTATTACAATGCGGATCATCCGAATCACAAGGCAGCTATTGAGGAAGCTCAGACTCTTTTTAAATCTGCCTACCCCTCTTGACTTATTTAGTTATGTTGCCGAAAGTAATAGTGTTGGGGTAATCCTTACGGACCCCTTGCCTTCGGCGACCGCTTGTCTTGCGTTAAAGATATAAGGCCCCCTCCAGGGATAACCTGCAAAAAGAAATATAAACCTAAACATTCCTTGGAGGAATAGATGTCATCAGAAATCACAGCAGCGTTTGTTAAGCAATATGGAGCAAATATCTACAATTTGGTTCAGCAAAAAGGTTCGCGTATGCGCCCACTAGTTCGTGTAGAATCGCAAAAAGGCGACAGCCAATTTTACGAGAGAATGGGAGCTGTAACTGCTGTTTTAAGAACAAGCAGACACTCAGACACACCTCAGATCGACACACCACATTCCAGACGACGAGTTACACTCGCTGACTATGAGTGGGCTGATTTGATCGACAATGCAGACAAAATCAGAATGCTTATTGACCCAGCTTCTATGTATGTTCAATCAGCTATCTGGGCTCTTGGACGCTCAATGGATGATGTTGTTATAGCTGCTGCCACTGGTTCAGCTTACTCAGGTGTTGATGGAGCTACAGCAGTTGTAAGCCCACTAACACAGATGATCCACTCGGTTGCGTCTAGCGCACTTTCTACTTTGAACGTACAAGCTTTACGTTTAGCTAAGAAAATGCTTGATGCTGCTGAAGCTGACCCATCAATCCCAAGATACTTTGTTTGTAAGGCTGGCGGATTGTCTGCTCTACTTGGTCAAACAGAAGTTACTAGCTCAGACTACAACTCTGTAAAAGCCCTTGTTTCTGGCGAGATTGATACCTTCTTAGGTTTCAAATTTATCCGAAGTGAGCGTTTGTTAACTTCAGTAGACACAACTAGAAAATTTGATCTAACAACAGGTGCTTATGCATCTGGTGGTACTTCAATTACATCTTCTGTTGTTAACTTAGCTTTCTGTAAAGATGGTTTAGTTTTGGCAGTTGCACAGGACGTAATTAGCAGAATTTCAGAGCGAGCAGACAAGAGCTACTCTATGCAAGCGTATGCCTGCATGGGAATTGGAGCTACTCGTATGGAAGAAGAGAAAGTTGTTGTTGTACACTCAACAACATAATTAATTTAAACTAACGGGAGCTGCCGTTCGGTGGCTTCCTTTTTAAAACTAAACTAAAGGAGATTTTTCAATGGCTACATTATCAGGTGTGAATGCTACGTTAAGAGATGGTGCAGTACCAGCTATGATCCCAAAAGGTGAGCAGTATGGGCGAGTTCGTGTTGCGTATGATACGTATACATCCGCTGGTGCTATTGCTTTAAATGATGTTATCAACATGATGATACTTCCTGCTGGTGCGCGTGTTATAGATGTGTACCTAAGCAGTACAGACCACGGAACAGTTGGTCTTTGTACTGTTGGCTGGCCAGCAACTAGTGCTGACACTGTGGACCTCGCTGGGTTTCTATCGACAGTAGATATAAAAGCTGCTGCGATCACGACTGCTATGTCAACTAAGGTCAACCTAGCTGGTATGCTTAAGAAGTTCACTGTTGCAACACAGGTTCAAATTAAAATTACCGAAGCTACAGATGCAGCTGGTACATTTAAGCTAGCTGTTACTTACGTTATTGACTAATTGAGGGGTGCCCCGTGGCAACATCAGAGATTGAGATTTGTAATCAAGCTTTGCTGCTTGCAGGGGCAGACCGGATAAACGCGCTCACTGACGATAATCAGAGGGCGCGTTTATGTAATGAACTTTACACAAACGAAAAAAATAATCTTCTCTACAGGCATCCGTGGAACTTTGCTATTTTACGGGTACAGCTTGCGGCCACTGTGACGGCTCCAGTTTACGAGTACGCCACACAGTTCACACTTCCTAATGATTGCTTGCGTGTTCTTAATACAGATTCAGAGCTTGTTTATGAGATTGAGGGAAGATTAATTTTCTCAGACGAAACAAAGATGAATATTAAATATATTTCAAATGTGGCACCTGTTGCGAATTTCTCTCAGGGATTTTGTGAGGCTCTTGGGTACAGGCTTGCTAGTAAGCTTGCCTATGCAATTTCACAAAATTCTGCGTTATCTGATTCCTTATTTAAGAAGGCAGAAGACGCTGAGAACTATGCAAGATCATTTGATGCTCAGGAAGGTAGATCTGGCGCTGCGGTAGATGCTAGTGAC